AATGCACCAGAAATTAACTCACTTGCATAACCAACTGCCATAGCATAAGGATTCCCTGAATTTTTAAGACCGTCTCTTAATGCGTTTGAGTCTGTAAACTCATCAACTGCTACATTTATGTCTCCACTTTCTGTATAAGAAGCTGAAATAGCTTGTAGTGCATTACCTGCGATGTTTCCTAAAATATTTCCTAAATTTTTTAAAGAGTTATGTAGATTATCATTTTTATCATAGTTGAATGCGTCTGCAATTCCATCTGAAAAGCTGGGCAAACGTGAAAGGTCTGACAATCTATCCTCTACTTCTTTGTATTCGGTTTCGGACAAATTAGGCTTAAGCTCAAATAAAACTTCTTGGTCTTCCATTAGAGCCAGTTTCTCAAACTCACCCATGATGCTTAAGTATTTTTTTTGAGCGTTGTATTTGTCATCCATGCCCTTTAGCATCTCGTTATTTTCAGTTTGCCATGCAGAAAAGTTTTCATCACGCTCTTTTTGCTCCAAAGCATTTTTACTCTCAAGCAATTTTTTAAACTCTATGGCATACCACTTGTCAACTTTTAAACGCTCTGCTCCTATCGCTACATACTCATCTTTTTCACTCTCAAGCAATTCTAGTTTATAGTCAAAATCATTCATCGTACTTTGTTTATATGTGTTTTCAAAGCTTTTTAGTTGTTTTTGTAACTCTTTTTTAGCTCTAGCTTCCTCTTTAACGGCTTTTAGCTGTGCTTGACTAGCTTTGGTAGCTAAATCGCTCTTATTTTTAACTATCTCTAAAGCCTTTGCTCCAGCACGTCCAGTACTGTCATACTGCTTCTCTTTCTTTAGCTCTAGTTCTAAACCCTCTTTTTGTCGAAGAGAAACATTTATGGCTGTGGTTGCCATGGCTAAGTCCATGTCTTCTATAGTATGGATATTAGAGATTAGAGCTTTTTGTTTTTTTCGTAAAACGTCTACTTCTATCTCTCCCAACAAAACAGATTTTTGAGATTGCAAATTGTAATGTTCTGCTTGTAGTGCTAAACGCTCATAATCTTCTCCGAACTCACCAAAACTTACCATGTTTACAAATTCTGCTACATTTGCCGAAGCGTTCAGAAGTGAGCCTGTTAAGCTATTCAAGTTTGCCATTACTTTAGTTTCTATGTACAGAGCAAATATTTCTAGTTCGGAAACACCCAACCGTAAAAGTGTTGCAAAGTTTTCTACTGCCATCGTAGCACCAACTAAGTAAGCAGAAACCGTTGCTAACATCGTAATGTTTTCATTTCCAGCACCGAAGAACAAATCTAAAACTTCTATTGCTGGAGTAAATGCCAAAGTTGCTAAATCAATTACAGCTCCACCTGTAGTGACAACTGCATTGCCAAGATTTTGAGTCATGAGCATAACTTCAGGAAAAACGGCATAAGCTCCAGTAGAAATTTCTTGTAACCCATTTACAAATACATTATTTCCACTTTGAACACTTGCTGTCCATTCTAGCTGTGCATCTCCTAGAAGCTTATACATACTTGTACCAGCCTCTAAGAACATACTCTCTTCTACAATTGCATCTGCAAAACCAGCTCTCAACTTTTCCAGTCTATCCTGTGAATCTTGGTAAGATGCACTTTTTTGATAGAAAGAATTTGAAACAGCAATGTTACCCTTAATGGCTTCATCGTTAAAGTTTTTAATGGCTTCTGCACCCATATCAGCAACACGAACCATGCTAGAACCTTCTTCTCCGAAAAGTTCCATCGCCACGGTGGTTCGTTCCATGGAGTTCGGCATCTTTCCAAGTTTTTCCAAAACAATCTGCATACTTTTAGAAGTATCTGTCATAGATTTCTTTGCAAAATCTTGGGTAATACCCAAAGCCTTAAATGCTTTTGATGCTCCACTTCCATCACGTTGAAAGTCCGTTATATTTTTAGACATGTCTTTTACAGCATCATTGAAGCCGTCTGAACTTACACCAGCTTTTCCGACTGCGTAGTGCCAAGAGGTCAACTGCTCCACGCCCATGGCGTACTTTTGAGCCATCTTACCAGCCTCATCTGCTCCACGAGCAGAGTCGTTTATGAACTGTTTTATCTCTATTGCACCAAATGCCAGACCTACGGCTCCAGCTGCTTTAATCATAATGCTGGAGGTTTTAGAAACAAGTTTTTCAGCACGATCAAAACCAGCAACCAAATGAGATGTATCTGCTTTAACATCTATAAATACACTACCTATGCTACTTGCCATTACATCCCCTCCATTTGCTTTAGAAACTTTTGTTTTATTTTTTTGTTTTGCATACGTGCTTTTTCAAGCTCATCAACTTCATCCTCAATCTCTTCTTTTACAGAAAAATTCAAAAACAAATCTTTAAAGGTAACATCTTTTACTCCTTGCACTTGCAAATTATGCAAGGCATTAAAAGCTAATTGTTGTCTTATTTTTTCGCTGTCGTTCAGTTCAGAATTTAAATAGTAGTTCCACTCCATCAACTCTTCATAGCTCAACTTCTGCCCCAATTCTTGAATAGAACAGCCAAAATTGAAAGCCAATCGGTAAAGCCAACGGTGTGACTCTACTTTCCCTTAGGCTCTGTACTTTTTCTTTTTTGCTTCAAGTATGCAGAATAAATCTCATTAATCGCTGGTTCAGCACCATCTAGCTCACGTAACTCTCGAACTGTCATCTTCGGCTCAATGAGCAAAAATGAAACGGCTTGAATGGAACTTTTGGAAGCATCAGCTGGATTAAAAAAAGCTTGACCACTGTCCGTGGCTCCCATATTTTTGTAGTTCAGTTCATCTAGCCTAATCTGTTCTGCAACAGAAAGGGCTGTTTTAATCTTTACAGTAGCCCCACCCATGGATTCAACTACAATCTCAATTTCTTCTGTTTTGAACATTTCAAAAGGATTTTCTCTTTTTGCCATTACGTAGCCACCACGAATGTAGGTTTACCAACAAATTCCAAAGAAACTTCTTCTTTCCAAGAAACATCATCTATAATGTCAATAGATTTTACAAGGACATCTCGTGTAACTGTAGTTGCAGATGTTGCACCCATGTCGTCAAGTACAATTTTAATTGTTAGTTTTGTTTTCCCATCTTCAAATGCATCATTCAAAATCTTTTTAGCTCCAACATCAGCTGGGTCAAAAAAGTATTTTATAGAACCATCGGCATGCTTGATTTTTCCCAAAGTCTTCTCTTCTTCCGACCCTATAGCTTTGCACTTGTTTGTAGTCGACTCTCTCGTGCCTTTTTTTAAAATGCCTGACGCATCCATTACACAACCTATAGCAACATACGTACTATCATCTGCATCTGCTACTTTTACAAAAAAATCATACTCTTCTGAATTAATTTTACTCACAACTTTCTCCTGTTATTTTAATTTTAAAGTCAATTATCTGCCCAAAAAACTTTACATCTTCAACATAAGCATCTCTAGCAGAGAGATTACGTGGAAAATATTTAAAGTTGTAAAGCGACTTTTTAACCCTGTTTTTTAATTTTTTAGCTTCAAGGGCTGAACTATGGTAACAGTCTATCTGCACCCTGTAATCTCGCCCTATCACAACTCTGTTCAACGAACGGCTCGTCTCATCCTGTTCATTTACGATTGTAAAAACCAAAAAAGGCAAAGAAGCATTATCGTCAGCTATTTGAGGATAGATATGAGCATTTAACAACAAAGTGTTATCACTGCTTAAGTGTGCATATAAATCTTCTTCTAGCATTATCTTTTCCTTTTTTTAGCTTTTTCAATTTCTTTCGGTATTCTTTTTTGAATGTAATCTCTTACAAAAACAATAGAATTACTAGCTTCTTGCTCCATCGCTGGACGCATAAAAGGTCTAGCTGTCATATGCTTAAAACCCTCTTTCGTGGGTTTCATATAACCAAACTCAATAAATGAACCGTAAAAAGGTCGTAACTTTTCTCCAGCTTTTTTCATGTTTCCACCTGCATGAACTGAAAATTTTATGACATAAGGTGTGCTTTTTGGCACTCTACGCTTTTTAGCACGTATGGACTTTTTCAAGTCACCTTCTTCTACTGGGACTAACTCTTTGGCTCTTTTTATGATGGGTTTTGTTCCAGCTCTTACAGCTCCTAGCATTACATTTTTTTGGATGTTTTTAGGAAATTGCTTTAAAGCTTTTGTTAGCTCTTTAAGTCCTTTAGCTTCATTCATAGCAGTTCCTCACACATCAACTCTAACCAACGTTTCTTTTCAAAAAAATCTCTAGGAGCTAAAATGTTAAAATAACGCTCATCATGCTTAACTCTCATTTCTGCTTTTATTCCAGGAGTAAATCTAATAATCACTCTATGCGAAACGCTGTTTTGATGGGCGTTTGCAGACATGAACTCTTTGCCTGCAATGGGCTTAATCTCTGCGTAAGCCTTTGTAAATTCTATCCACTTATCATCACTCTCACCTCCAATCGCATCTCTTACATGCTCTTTTTTTTCAATACTTATAAGATGCTCCAAGCGTCTAGCTTTCTTTCTCATAAGTAATTCACTCTCAAAGAGTCAAGCATTCCGTCCAAATATTTACTTCTTTCGCCGTCCTCTAAGCCGTCATATTCTTCACCGACTTTTGCATTTAAGAACATTTCTACTCTCGAATCAATCGACGAAAACCCAGCTTTAAAAGTAACAATAATGCTTTTTGCTGTTGGTAAAACACCATTAAATGTTAAAGTAAATGGGGTTTTCGTCGCACCAAAGGGAAAAGAAAACTCAATGTTTTCTAAAGCAAAAACTTTTTTAATACCTTCACAATCTATGTACTCTACTTTTACAATTTCCGTTACTGGATTTTTCGGTAAAATTAAATCTCTAAATCCTCCATCTAAAGTTAGTTTAAAAGTTGTTATGCCTTGTAAAACTAAATTTGTAACTTCCTCAGCTTTGAGTAAATACGCCTTAGCCATCATATTAATTTGATAGTCTTGATGCGTATTTAACACTCTTAAATAACTTTTTATGTTGTCTAAAGAGTAAGCTGTTTCAGTTGGAGATTCTAAAAGCTCAAGCATTACGTTACTCTCTCTCTTATCCAGCCGTTAGTAAAATCTTCTTGGCTCGTGTCATTTTCTGCTATGACAATATAACGTTCAGTTTGCATTCCGTTTAGAGCTTTAAGCAAATTTTGTTCTGCGTATTTTGGATTACGTTTAAAATAGAACTCTAAAGCTTCTATAGTTCTGTTTCCAACAATGCCATCACGTTTTAAATCAAAATAATCTTTTTCATTTCGATTGAATACATTTAACGCACGTTGCAGAAAACCTCCAGCAATTTTTACCCCCATATTGACACCTGTGTCGAACACTTCTTCAGCTACTTTTTCAGATATTTTTAAAATATCATCTAAGCTGTTTGCATCCCAATACGTTGTGCTGTAAATCTCATAAGCTTTTGAAATAGAAAGTTGTTTCATGTCTCCGACGTAACCATGTGCCATGGCTGTAGCCAAAGTAATTCCGTACTTCGTAGCTTTACCTCGGTCAGATTTATGTTTTACATAACCTTTCTCTTTTGGAAAAAGATTACTTATGATTTTATCTTTAAGACTCATTTTGTTTTTCACTTTTTACAAGTTCAGCAGTCAACAAATCTTTAACACATTGTATGTTTGTACAAGTACTAAGAGACTCAAATAAAGATGCATAAGAGCTTCTAAGCTCTTCTATCTCTTCTTTGTAATAAGCTACATCTTCCTGCATTTTTTTAAATTGTTCAGAATTTTCAACATCGACAACAAGGCTAACTTCTATCTCTTCGTCTTCTTTTACTTCTGTTGCTTTTCCCATGGAAACCAAGGTTCTTCCCTCAGAGAAAGAGACTTCGCCCTCCCACCCTTTTTCTTCCTGTTTACCATTTACGATGGTAGACGCAGTTAATATAATTTCCATTTTCTACGCTCCCGTAATGGAAAAAGACTGTGCATGTCTAACAGCCACGTCCATATCTTGCCATGCTCTAAGGACTAGTCCACCTTCATCTGCAAGGGTTGCTGTATCTAAAACCAAATCCAATCCACCCCAAAAACCAATAATGACATCACCCATATTTCCAAAAATAGTTTTACCTTCTGGAATAAGTGTTGTTCCTATAGACTTGTAACCGTTAACTTCATTTTTAACATTTATCATTAGTCCACTTCCTGCGTCGGTAGGTGTGGTTTTCCATGCACCATTAATTGATGGACGTGTTATATAAACAAGGTTACCTCGCAATGCATCATGTTCTGCCACTTCTGTTTCAAACTTTACTGCTTCTTTAAAAGTTGGAACACCATTTGCATCAGCAACAGGTACAGTATTTACACCTGTTGTATATAAAATACCTTTTGGCTTATTCAGTAAACCATCACCAGCAAGTACCATTTTGTCTACTAACAAAGCCATACCAGCGTTAATGTCTGCTTCGATTAGTTGTTCTACATAAGGATTTGACTGCTTTAGTAAGCGTCTCGTAATACTAATACTACCCGTTGCTGTGTGAGGTGTAAGCGTCAAGTTATCAAAAGTTTTGTTAGTCTCTGGACTTGTTCCACCCTCTGCAACAAATTGAAAATTAATCCCTCCTAAAGCTCGTGGGATGTCTTGGTCACCCACCAAATCTCTTAGAACTTTTGCACCATTTTGAACAACAAAAGACTCAGCTTCTAGCGAATCAATGTACAAATCTGCTCTGTGGTCAGTTCCGACTAACGCCCCAGAGTTTGCTTTGGAAAGAGATGCTCTTTGTTGAATTTGTCGAGGGATTAAGATTCCGTTTGGCGTTACATTTGTCTCTTTTGCCATGCGTTCAGAAATCTCTATTTCAAACTTTGCTACAGACGCATCACCACTCATCAAGTAGCGAACAGCATTGAAAATTGAGTATCTTTGAACCTCTTCTTCTTCCATTTTAAAAGGTTTTTTCTCTTCGTTACCACCACCAACTAAAGGTTCTCTTTGTGGCTTATCAAGCTCAAGTTCTCTTGCTTCTTGCTTTTCCAAACGTGCAAGTTGAACACCAAGCTCATCAAACTGTCGGTCATATTTTTCATAGATAACGGTGTCTTCTTTCGAGAGATTATCATCTTTAGCATCTCCTAAAAGTCGTTGCATTTTTGCTTGTAGCTTTTTACGTTTTTTGATTATTTTTTCTATTTCGTTCATTACTTGTTTTCCTTTAGTTTAAATTTTTTCTTTAGAATATCAACCGATGCTCCAAGCTCTTCACTCTCTTTTTTTTGAGTTTTTTTGTGTTTTTTTACTCTTTTTTCAACTTTTTTACTCTTTTTTTTCTTTGTCGTAGTATCTCCTCTCACTCCTGCCCCAGCATCAAAACCAACACCAACAGCAGAAAGTTCTAAAATGTCGAACTCTGTTACAAGTACGTGCGTAGGCTCACCTTTTTTTTCTGTTACTACAATGTCTCTTATGTTGTAGCCTACAGAAACATCATTTAGTGTGCCATCAACATATTTTCTAAATATCTTTTCAGAATCTTCATCTGTTCC